TCTTTATTTATTTCTTTATTTATTTCTTTATTTATTTCTTTATTTATTTCTTTATTTATTTCTTTATTTATTTCTTTATTTATTTCTATATTTCTTTTACTTTCACTTTTCATAATAATTTTAATGTTTTTAAATCTTTATATATTTTTAAATACTATTCAATTTTATTATAAATTTTATTATTTTTTATTAATTTCTTCTTTGAAATGTATTATAAATAGTAAATACATAATCATTTGCAATATTACCAGATATGTCTTGAGGTAAATTTAACAGCGTATTTATATCATCTGTAAAACCATTTTGCATATAATTATCAAAAATAGTATTTACATTATTTAATAAACTGGTTGTTTCATTTATTTGATTCGGTTCTTCTATTTCCATTTGAGAATCATACATTTCATCATTTTCATTATTTTCATTAATTTGATTATTTTCATTAATTTGATTATTTTCATTATTTTCATTATTTTCATTGATTTCATTATTTTCATTATTTGTATAGTTTCTTATATCATATCTACAAACAGGACATACTACATGTGATTGAAACCAAGTGCGTAATTGTTCCCTTTTAAAAATATGATTACAATAACGAATTATAGTTACATCATCTGTGTCATTAAAATTCTCTAAAGAAATAGGACAACATGTATTACGTGGATTTAATATATCACAATATCTTATGTTTCGTGTAGCTAATTCAATTTGACGATTTGTAGGAAATATTTGAACAGGTTGTAAAAAATTATTAAATAATTGTGAAAAAGAATTAAAAGTACGATTACTTGTTGTATGTTCTCTAGGTTGATTTGAATAATTATATCTAAATCGTCTTGAATTTCGTGTTTGAGGTATTGTTCTACTAGTATTTTGTATTCCAAATAGATTTGTATTTAAATTTGCATTTGTATTTGCATTTAAATTTGTATTTGCATTTAAATTTGCATTTAAATTTGTATTTGTATTTGCATTTAAATTTGTATTATTGTTTAATAATTGTACTATTAAATTTTGAATTCGTCTATTTGATTCATTTAAATTATTAATAAAATTATTTTGATTATGTATTTGATTTAAATTATCATTGTACATATTATTTAATATATTAATTAATAATAATTGTTCATTTGATAAAGCATTATTAATTTGTTGATTCATATTATAATATAATATATTAAATATGTTTAAATAAATATCAATATTATTAATTAATGAATATTAATAATTACAAAGGAAAAGGATTAAGTGGATTAGGTAATTTAGGAAATACATGTTTTATTAATTCATGTATGCAGATAATATCTCACACATATGAATTAAATCTTTTTTTAGATAAAGAAACATATAAAAAAAAATTACAAAATAAATGTGATTCAGTATTAATGTTAGAATGGGATAATTTAAGAAAAATTTTATGGGAAAATAATTGTACTGTATCTCCTGGAAAATTTATTAAAACTATACAAAAAATTGCTCAAATAAAAAAAAGAGATATTTTTACTGGATACTCTCAAAATGATTTATCTGAATTTTTGTTATTTTTAATTGATTGTTTTCACAATTCACTTTCGAGAGAAATAGAAATAACAATATCAGGAACCCCTAAAAATGAAACTGATGAAATTGCTATTAAATGTTTTGAAATGATAAAGCAAATGTATTCAAAAGAATATTCTGAAATATGGAATTTATTTTACGCAATACATGTTTCAGAAATTGTATGTTTAGAAACAGGAAAACAATTAAAAATAACTCCTGAACCATATTTTATGATTGATTTACCTATACCAATAAATAACTCAAGTCCTTCTTTAATAGATTGTTTTAATTATTATGTAGAAGGAGAAATTTTAGAAGGAGAGAATGCTTGGTATAATGAAGTTACTAATAAAAAAATAAATATTCAAAAAAAAATTCAATTTTGGTCTATGCCTAATATTTTAGTAATTGATTTAAAGAGATTCAATAATAAATCACAAAAAAATAAAGTTTTAGTTACATTTCCAATAGAAAATTTAGATTTATCTGATTATGTAATTGGTTATAAAAAAGAAAGTTATAAATATGATCTTTATGGTGTATGTAATCATAGTGGAAATGTATCTGGTGGTCATTATACATCATATGTTAAAAATGCTAATAATAAATGGTATCATTTTAATGATACGATTGTATCAGAAATTGAATTGGTTGATTCTATTATTTCATCAAAAGCGTACTGTTTATTTTATAGAAAAAAATAAATAATATAATATAATTATATGGAAGAAGAACATATTAACACAGAAGAAAAACAAGAAGAAAAACAAGAAAAACAAGAAGAAATAGAAACTAATTTATACAATTATTTTTATATACCAGAAAATAATATTGATATGTTAAAACATAAATTAATTAATATTGAAACATATGATTTTATTTATATATCATATGGTTCTAAAAAAAATCTTTTTACAAAAGATATTCTTAATTCATTTACAGGGTCACCAATTATTTTTTTAGATAATTCAATATATCAAATTACACCAAATTTTTTATTATTTTTCTATTCAGAAGCCAAAATTTTATGTATAACAATTGATATATATAATGAAAGTGAAAAAGTACAACAAACATTTGATACGTTATTAGATTATTATAAAAATGAAAATATGGAAAATAATAATAATAATAAAATAGATGTTATTTTTTATGATATTTATGATTCAAAAAAATCAAATATAATTGAAATAACAACTTATTTTAAATCTTTATTTATTCAAAAAGAAATAAAAAAACAAAATTTTTTATTTTGTAATTTTATTAAATTTAAAAATCCAAATGCATTGGAAACAAATATTCAAAATGAAATACCTGTATTGATTTATGATATTTTAAAAGATTTGTATCCGGATTCTTTTTATCAATGGTGTGGATACAATTATTCAATAAATATGATGAATTATAATTTGATTTATAATTATAAATATCAAAAAACACTAATTGATAGTGTTGATAATATTAATACTATATTAAGGAGATTTGCTTCATTTTTAATGAAATATAATTGGGATAATAATATAAACAAAGAAATTTTATATATTCTTAAAGATAAAACAAATAAAAATGAAAATGAAATAACAAAAATAAATATTTTTTTAGAAAACACTTTAAATATAAAAGAATTTTATAGTAATATTAATGAGAATTTTGAAAAAATACAAAAAGCAGGTAAAAATATAAAACAACCAAAAGAAAACAAAAAAAAACAGAAAACAATAAAAAAACAAAAAAAAACAGCGAACAAAAAAAAACAAAAAAAAACAAAAAAACAGCGAACAATAAAAAAACAAAAAATAAAAAGAATAAAAAACAAAAAACAAAAAACAAAAAATAAACTTTAAAACTATTATATATATATGGAAGTAGTAAATACAACATCTACAACAAATCCTGTAAATATGTATAATTATTTGAATAGTTATATTATGAATCCAATTGTTTTTATTATTTTATTATTAGTTATTGTTGCTTATTATGCATTTTCTTCTTCTTTAAGTAATAAAACTTCAGGTTCTAGTTTTAATCCAATGAATTTAGGAAATTCAACAACAAGTAGTACAAATGGATCTGGTTCAAAAATAATGGGAATTGTAATTATTGTTATTTTAATTATTTTAATTATAATAAATGCATTTCAATATTTTTTTAGTATAAATATAACTGCATATGTTGAAGATTTATTTACACCAAAAACAAAAGTAGATATAGTAGTAGATCAAAGTACGTATAAACCTGCACCTGTTCCTGAAATAAAATTTAAAAAACAAGTTTTTAATATTCCTGGTAATTATTATTCATATAATAATGCAAAAGCAGTATGTAGCGCTTATGGCGCAGAATTAGCTACTTATGAACAAATTGAAAAAGCATATCAAGATGGTGCAGAATGGTGTAATTATGGTTGGTCTGCAAATCAATTAGCGTTATTTCCTACACAACAAAAAACATATGATAAATTACAAACAATACCAGGACACGAAAATGATTGCGGTAGACCAGGAGTAAATGGAGGTTTTATTGCAAATGATAATGTTCGTTTTGGTATCAATTGTTATGGTCATAAACCAAAAATCACACAAGAAGAAGACGAGTTAATGAAAACTTCTCAACCATATCCAGAAACAGTAAAAGATAAAGCATTTCAATTGCAGGTAGATTTTTGGAAAAATAAAGTAGATGAAATATTAGTTTCACCTTTTAATCATTATACTTGGGGTCAAATTTAGATATACTTTTTAGTTTTATTTTTTTTTTCTTCTTTTTGTTTATTTTTTTTTGTAGTTTTTTTTTTATTTTTTATTTTATCATGATGCTTTACTAAATCTAATAATTTATCATGTAAATCGTCATCTATAACATCATCACTATCATCACTATCATAATCAATATGATTATTTATATAATGATTTTCTTCTAATATTTTATTATTAGAAAAATTATTACCTCCATATATTTTATTATAACTTAACGCCCAATTAGGTACTACTAAATTATCAAATAAATCAGATACTTGATTTGAACCTCCTTTTGTTTCTGTATTCAATGTCATAATAGGTGATAATCCTAATTTCATCATAATAGAATTTACATTAAACCCACCCGAATAAATTTCTTCATCTTTATCTGTATGAAATATTAGTTCATCTGCTCCTATATTTGGTTCTATATTTGTGTCGTTCATATAAATTAATTATATATAAATTAATTATTAGAATACCGCTTTATTTCAGGAACAATTTTAATTATTCTTTTTTCTTTTAAATGTTCCATTATTTTTTTAATATGTGTATCATTTTGAATTACTTCATTTAATGTTTTTTCTAAATATTTAAAAGTAAGAGGTTCTGCAACTTTAGTGTTTGTAATTTTCAATTTTTCATTATTAATTTGAATAATAGAATTTAATAAATTATTTGAATTTGCATAATTCGCTATTTTATTTTCTAAAGAATTACGTTTTTCTCTCAATTCTCTTGTTTTTTCATTTAAACTTTTAATTTGATCATCTAAACTTATCCATGATTGAATTTCATTTTTTAAATTATTATTATTCATATAAAAATATATAAGTTAATATTTATTTAATTTATTTTTATTTAATTTATTTTTATTTATTTTTTTATTTATTTTTATTTATTTATTTTATTTATGTTTGTATCTAAAATTATATATAATAATTACATATATAATGTTTAAAACACAATATCAATTAATAAATTATGATTTAACTAAAAAAGTTATATTGTTTGCAAATGTTCGTGATGAAATACATATTAAAGAATGGGTAGCACATCATTTATTAATTGGTTTTGATATGATATATATTTTTGATCATAAATCAAAAATTCCACTTTCATATATTTTTAAAAAATTTGATAAACGAGTAAAAATATTAAATGTTGGTTACTTAAATGGATCTATAAAAATTAAACTAATGAACTTAGCTGCAAATATCGCAAAAATATTGAATTTTGATTGGATGATATATTTAGATGCAGATGAATATTTTATATTAAATAATAATAAATTTAAAGGAGTGAAAGATTTTTTAAATTATTATAATTTAGCGCATTCTATTAGTGTAAATTGGTTAATGTTTGGAAGTAATTATTTAAAAAAAGAACCAACTGAATTATTAATTGAAAGTTACACAAAATCAGAATTAAAATTAAATAAGCATGTTAAAACGTTTGTTAGACCAAATGAAATTTTACACGCTTCAAATCCACATTTTTATCATATAAAACATCCAGAAAAAATGTTTGGTATAAATGGTAAACAAATATCTTTTTTAACTCCTTATTTTCATAATTTAAACATTTCATTTAATTTATCACCTGTTTATATTGCACATTATTTTAATCAATCAGAAGAAACATTTTTTAAAAGAAAAAAAGAATTACCATGTGATGATACTGGAACATATAGAAATATAGATAATATTAATATACATGATCAACATAATGATGTTGATAATTTATATCCTAAAATGAAATATAGTAATAATATAAAAAAAATGTTGGAATATTTTGAAAATTTATAATTAACGACGACGGTAAGTATTATTTCTATATTTATGTTTATAGTTATTTCTGTGTTTGTTTGTTTTACTATTTTTTTTTCTATAATTTTGTTGCATTCCTAAAATAGCTAATGGAACTGCTCCTTGATTTATTACTGTCCCCCATAATCCTCCACGACGGCGACGAGAGTGAGAACGACTGCGATAATGTTTATTACGACGTCCTGCAGATTGAATTAAAGACAATTGTTGAGGAGATGGGGTTGACACTTGATTTGCATTTTGACCTTGAGCGCCAATTATTAAATTTGATTGTGAACTATCACTCATAGTGCGATTAAATTGTTCATTCTCGTTTCCATTTACATAATTTGCATAAGTTGCTGCTGAAGTATAGTTCCCACCACCTTTTTTTCTGTAAGATCTATTTTTTCTTGGCATATATAAAAGATTGAGAATAAAAAATATATAAATATATAAACATATTATTTATCCTAAAATGTTTATATATTATTAAATTGTTAAGTTATTAAATTGTTAAGTTATTAAATTGTTCAATCATGTTTAAAAAAAGTTATTAAATTATTTTTATTACGCATTAATAATATTAAAATAATAAGAATAGAAAGAAACATGATAAAAATCAAGAAAATTAATGATATTGTTAAATAAATATATGGATTTATTTGATATAAAATAATATCAATAACTGGTTTAAATACTGATTTTATTTCTGTTTTAATATCATCTCTTTTTAATATATCTAAACATTGCTGAACTAAAGGCATGGACGCTTGAATTAAAGTATCTTTCATAATAATTTAAAACATATTTTTTATTAAATTTATTCGTGTTAATAAATTTAAAAAATTCTTTATTTTGAATATGAATAATATTATAGAACCAGATAAAACATTTGATTTTGATAAATTATCTTTATCACATCCTGTTGGTATTCAAGGTGGTGCATATTTTACTAAAATTGAATACAATGAAAAACCGTTATATATACAAACCCCTAAAAGTCAAACTAGACAAGGTTTTGTTAAATCAGGAAAAAAATATTATTGTGATTTAATGTTTGATAAAAATTCCGAAGAATTGATTCAATGGTTTGAAAATTTAGAAGAAAAATGTCAAAAATTAATTTTTGATAAAAGAGATTCTTGGTTTCAAAACACTTTAGAAGAAGCAGATATAGAATCAGCATTTAATACAAGCATTCGCATTTATAAATCAGGAAAATATTATTTATTAAGAACAAATATAAGAAATAATAATAATATACCATCTGTAAAAATTTATAATGAATTAGAAATACCATTAAGCATTGAAGATATTATAAATGAAACATATATTATTTCTATTTTAGAAATACAAGGTATCAAATTTACTTCTAGAAATTTTCAAATTGAAATAGAATTAAAGCAAGTTATGGTAATAAATGATGAACCATTATTTGATAATTGTTTAATAAAAACAAAAAAACATAAACAATTGGAAAATAATATTTTAGAAAATAATGTTTTAGAAAAAGAAAATAATGTTTTAGAAAAAGAAAATAATGTTTTAGAATTTAAAACTAATGATAATGATTTAGATAATTTAGACAATTTAGATAATTTAGACAATTTAGATATAAATACTTTAGAACCAAACGATATTTTAATTGAAGATAATCAAAAATTAAATGAAATATTAAGTAAACCAAATGAATCAAAAGATGAAAATATTGATTTAGATATTCAATTTGAAGATTTAAATGAAAATATAATTAATGAAAATGAATTAAAAGAAATAAATAATGATTTACATTTAGAAAATTTAGACAACAATCATTTAGAAACAATTGAATTAAAAAAACCTAATCAAATTTATAATGAATTATACAAAGACGCAAAAAACAAAGCTAAACTTGCAAAAAAAAATGCTATCTTGGCTTATTTAGAAGCGAAAAATATAAAAAAAACATACATGATTGAAAATTTGAATGATAGTGATAGTGATTTTGAAACGGAAATTGACGAAGTTTCAGAAAGTGAATTAGACGGACTTTAAATGTTTAGAATAATTAATATGTATTTTAAAAATTTATTTTATCATTAATTTTATATAAATGAGCCTCTCTTTTAAGAAACTATGGAATGATTATGGAATAGGTGCTATTTTAGTTTTATTAATTGTTGCCTATGGTGTTAGTTTATTCGCTGGTTATTTAGGTGCAAAAGGTATGCCTGGATCTGAATCTAATGCATCTATGCAACAACAGTACAAAAATACAAATACACAAGCATCAAGTGGAGTAACACCTGCAGAACCTTTAGGACAAAATGAAGTGTTCGCTTCCGCAAATGGTATTCAAACTAGCATGTCTGGTATTCCTTCTTCTTGTTCTAAACCAAATATTCAAAATCCTGCAGAATTGTTGCCTAAGGATAGCAACTCGCAGTGGGCGCAATTAAATCCTTCAGGAAAAGGTGAATTAGCAAATGTTAATTTGTTAAAAGCTGGATATCATATTGGTATTGATACTATTGGTCAGACTTTAAGAAATGCAAATTTACAAATTAGAAGCGAACCTCCTAACCCACAGTTAAATGTGGGACCTTGGAACCAAACCACAATTGAACCAGATTTCATGAGACCTCCATTACAAATTGGGTCTGGCGCTCAATAATTTATTTAATCATATATTAACTAATAATATATTAACTAATCATAATTTTAATATTATTATTTTATTAATTAAAAAAAATAATAATACCTTTTCTGCAACTATTATATGGAAAAACATAGTATATTTTTTTATATATTTGTATCAGTTATTCTTCTTTTTTGTTTAAGAATATATTATGAATCAGACGCTTTTAATTTAAAATGTATTATTGCATCAAAAGATGGTAACCGTTATTGTGTTCGCGAAAGAGAGAAATTAGAAATGGCGGCAAATCTTTTAGCAGAAGTTACTCAAAAAATGAAAGATATGGTTGCATATATGAAAGAAAAACATCCAGAAGATCCAAGAACTATACGATTAGTTGAAGGTTTTAATCCAAAAAGAATTAGTGAAACATTACCTACAAGTGAATTAACTGCCTATAGTGAAAATAAAGGAGAGAAATTGGCGTTTTGTTTAAATACTACTAAAGATGGTAATAAATTAATTGATATTAATACACTTACTTTTGTTGCATTTCATGAATTATCTCACATAATGACAGAATCAATAGGACATAAACAAGATTTTTGGCAAAATTTTAAATACTTGTTACAAAATGCAAAAGAAGCTGGAATTTACGAACCAGTTGATTACAAAAAAAATCCAAAAGAATATTGTGGTATGAAAATAAATGATAATCCTTATTATGATTTAGTATAATTATTTATTTATATTTATCAATTTTAATTATAAAAAAAATTGATAACTTTAAAAATCTTTTTTTAATTAGTATTAAATAAATCAAAATGACGGATGAAATTATCGGATTAAATAGAATTTGTGAAATGTTAGTAAACAAATCAACAGATTATGGAAGAGAGGGATTTCGTTATCATGAAATGGAAATGTTAAATCAATCAATTGAAATAAATCCAAATTCTACAAATGCACTTAGTAGAATTGCTATTATTTATGAATGTGATAATAATGATTTTGATAAAGCAGAACAAGTATATTTAAAAATGTTAGAAATAGAACCCGATGAAATCTCAACATTATACAATATTGCTGATCTTTATTCAAAAATGTGTAATTATGAAAGTATGAAAAAATATTATTTATTAGCAGGCGAAAAAGGAGATGTTGAGTCATTTATTAAACTTGCTGTTTATTATAACAATCAAGAAGACCATAAAGAATGTTTAAATTATTTATTACGAACTTTAGAAATTGGAGAAATAAATAATGATTTGTTTTTAAATATATTGGATAATTTTAATCCAATTACTTTATTTGTAATTTTAAAAGAAATAACTAATGATGTTAAAAATTTAAAAGAATTTATTCAATTTCTAAATGAGATTCGTGATGTTATTATATATAAAAATAAAATTAGACTTTTTAATAGATTTCAAAATATGCAAGATTGTGGAATTTGTCTTGAAAATAAATTAAATATTGATTTACATTGTGCACATGAAATTTGTATTGATTGCTATCCAAAAATATATAAAACAAATTGCCCTTTTTGTAGATTACCTGCTAGTTCAATGTTTCATACAATTCAGCGTGAAAATAGTTTTGATGATTCAGAATCATCAGATGAAGATTCCGATTCAGAAACAGATGAAGAGGAAGAGGAAGAGGATAATTTTCTAGATTCTATTGATTTATAATTTTATTTTCAAAAATTAAATATTCAATGGTGTAAATAATAAAATAATAATTTATGTTAATATTTTTTTTATTTATACATGAAATAATAATTTAATATGAATAATTATGAATAATTATGAATAATTATGAATAATTATGAATAATTATGAATAATTATGAATAATAAAATTATCAAATAAAAACAAAATATTTATATTATTATATTATATTATATGTCTATATCACCACCTATTTATAAAGTTAATCATTTGGTAAATGGAAACATTGAAACCATTTACATATTTAATGGAACTCCAATTGATGATAAAATAGATGATTCATTATTTCAAACAATATTTACAAATGAAGAAAATGAATTTATAAAAAAAGAAAATATAAATATTCATTTTTCAAAACAAACAATTCATCAAGATGATTCTATTGGAACTATAAAAATTAAAATACTTAACGAAATAAAAAAAGATATTTCTATTGATGAAATGTATTTATTTTGTCAAAAAACAGAAACATTAAATGCGGTATCTGTTTATCAATCACTCACTCAAAATAAAAAAATAAATTTAACAAAAACCAGATTAGAACAATTTATTTCAAATATTGTTTCAGATGAAAATGGGGAAATATTAAAACCAATGGATAAAGAAATATATACATTTGATGATATATTTGAAATGAAATTAAATGATAAAAAATTTATAATGAATAAGGTATTAGGACAAAAAAATTTGATTATTGAAAATGAATATCCATTTGTTTGTAATCCATTTCTTGTAAAAGATTATGATGCTTTTTTTGAAAAAAATAAACGTAAAACTTTATCTACAATTAATAATCATTTATTATTAAATACTGGTAACATTGTTAACAATAATATTTATTTATGTTTAACTACAAATGTTTTGAAATTTCTCTCTAGTAAAGATATTTCACAAGAAACAACTATTAAAATTTATTATCCATTTCTTTACAATAAAAATATTAATAATATAGAAGATTTGAAAAGAAGTAGAGAGAAAATTATAGAAAATAATAAAAAAATAATTAATGACAATGTATTGGAAACATTTAAAACAATTGACATGTTTTATGATATTTATAAATTACAAACATCGCCTTTAAATTATATAGAAAGTGGAATTAAATATATAAAAATAACAATTCGTCCTGAATTTGATATTAAAATTCCACTTGAAATTATTTTTAAAATTCTTCATGCAACAGAACAAAATCCTTTAATTAAATATAATCCAGATTCTAGACAAGAAAATATTTATCGTTTATTTACTGATAAAATTGCAACAGATGGCAGAAAAATACCTTATTTGAAAAAAGCAATTATTATTAAATTAATGAAAACTATTGCGCGTTCAAAATCAGTTTCAGTATATATAGAAAATGATTTTTATGGTTATAATCACATTATTATTTGTGAATTTGATGAATATGGTTATATTACTATCAGTTCTGAATTTAGAAGTGTTTTAAGTATTACTGAAATAAATGAATTATTTAAAAATTCAATTAATCCAATTATTCAAGAAATTAAAAATTTATTAGAACAAAATGGATACAAATTAAAAGAATTTAATAGTTTAGATGATGAAAATGTTGAAATTAAACAAATTACATATGAAACAAAAGTAAGAATAAATAAACCATTAAATATTGAAAAATATTCTAGTTGCATTTCTAGTGTTTTTATAAATGAAACAAATCAATTTAAAGGAAACGAAATTATTTTACGGTTTAAACGTGTATCAAATTACAGCAAATTTAATAGTCAAGAAGCGTTCATTTTAGAAAAATCCGATCAAGGATTAAGAGGATACCAAATTATTGAAGCGTTATTAGAAAATTTTCCAGAAGATTTAAATCATGAACAAGCAGTAGAATTAGTTCGCAAAATAGCGAATGAATTAGAAGTAGAAAGAGGTGTAAGAAAAAGTGATATTAAAATTAAAAATAATCCTGGGTTTAAAACAACTATTATACTTGATCAAAAAACTGGTATAATTACAATTACTACAGAAAATATTAATAACATAAATTATTTATATACATTACCTATTTATTTAGATACACTTATTAGATTAACACAAGACGTTAAATCAACTAAATATTCTAATAAAGAAATTAATAAATTATGTTCTAGTAATGAAAAACAAGATATTATTATAGATGATTTATTATCTTCTATAGAAAGTTCTGAAGTTGCTTCATTAGAATTAAGTGATCATGAAATTCAGCATAATAAATTTAAAACAATTGAAAAAGAAAAACCTAAAGGTGCATTAAATTTATTTTTTGACGAAGAAGATGATGATAATGAAGATGAAGATAAAGATGAAGATGATTATGAAGGAGGCGCTAATTCAAATTCTGAATCTTCTATAGAAAGTGATGTATCAAGTGCAAAAGTATCTTCACCTGAAGCAAAATTGTCACCTATTGCAGTACCTTCTAGTTCTTCTGATGTATCAAGCGCAAAAGTATCTTCACCTGAAGCAGAATTGTCACCCATTGCACTAC